CCTGAATGTTGTCTGTCTTTTAATGGCAGGTAACGCATAAATAACCGCCCTTCAAATAAAACGCAATGAAACCAAGCATCTTAGACCAACTACAGTACGAAAGTTCACGGCATGTTATCATTGACCGTGCACGTAACGAATACCCAGTAAAAAAGAAAAAAGACAAAGAATGCTGGTACATAAACGTTGGGAATAGCAAGGTAACAGTTACCAAGCTAATAGCCCCGTGGACGTGCTGGCATAGATACTGGCTTGACGGGTGGATATTCGATTACCCTTGCCCCGCTTTCGATTACTGGTTTATGTGCAAAGAGTACGGCAAGAAACTAAGCATCGAATATTACAAAAGAAACTATTTACAAAGAGCTTTAAAATACAAACAAAATGCAGCAAATACCTTACGAGCAACTAGATAAGCACTTTACATTGCCCGCTAATTTTAGCCCTTATTACAAAGGTGTTAGAATGCCTAGGAAGTTTAAGAGAAAACATAAAAAAATAGTTGATAAGTTTAAGTTTTTGCCTATTCATGAAAAACTTTGGTACATTCAAGCAACTGTAAATCCTAATCACACTAGGTATATTATTAAAAAAGTTGTTCAAAACGAAAATAAATAACATGGCCTCAAGTTACAAGCACTACAGCACCGATAGAATAGTATTATTAGGCTTACCATTCGAAAGCGAAGAAAAGTACAGGGCTATGTACGATTTAGGATTTTGGCAAGGGTGCAGGCGGCTTTCGCATGATTACATGTATAGCATTATTAAGGACTATTTCCGAAATAGTGAAGGCTTTGCTAACATCAACTGTCGTAAGCAAGAGTACGTTAGTGAAAGGTTCGTGTATTTTTTCCTAATGCGAAATTATACGACCACTACACTCACCCAGATAGCTAAGGTTAAAGGCCGTACATATGACCATTCGGCTATTATCCACGCTTGCCATGACGTGGCACAAAAGCTGTCATACAAGGATGTAATTTACACCGAAATTGTGGGTAAATTCGTGGAGCACGCAAAGCAGGAATTGTACCTTTTAAAGTAGTTTTATTTATATTTGTGGTGCTTAGAGGTCGAAGCCTAAGCGAAACCGTCAACTTATTATGGCCTTTACCGCCTGCGAGGTAGTTTAATAGCTACCGCTTCGACCGCAGGCCGTAAGGGCTATCTTTATTTTATGAATTTATTAGAAAAGAATGTTGAATTGTACATTCTAAAAAACAGTAAAGAAAAGCTTATAGAGAATGGGCTTTTGTTTAATTATGACTTAATAAAGTCACAATTAACAATTGGTAATTATGGAGTCGCAGACATTGTTACACTTCAAAGGCCATATATGCATACTTACTTCAATAAAGTATGTAGAGGTTTAATTACTGTTTATGAGCTAAAAAAAGATAACATAACAGCTCAATCTATTTTACAAGCAAGTAAATATTTACATGGCATTTATTCATATTTAAGACTACGTGGTAAATCAAACCTATACAATTATAGAATTGTATTAATAGGTAATAAGTGCCCAGATATTAGCAACGTAAAATACTTAGCTAGTCTATTCAATTATCATGACAATGCAACTCAAGATATTTTAAAAGATGACATATACAATAAGCATACAGAAATAAGCGAACACAAAATATGTATCGAACTTGTTACTTATAATTACAAAGACGGCAATATTTTTTTCAATTACGAAACTGAAAACTTTAAAGAATTAGGAGGTTTCAATGAAAAATAGCGCATACTACTTTAGCCATGATAGTAATGCTCAAGATGACCCAAAATGCCTACTACTTATTGACCAACTAGGGATGGAAGGATATGGCATATTTTGGGCTTTAATTGAAAAGTTAAGGCAGGAAGATACATATACTCTTCCAATATCAGTAGTTACTATTTACGCTAGATATTGGAATACAAGCGCTGAAAAAATAAAAACAGTTATTAATAATTACAATTTATTTGTAGTTGAAAATAATATGTTTTTCAGTCTTAGGCTAAAGCAAAGCATGGAAATGATGAAAAATAAGGCATCATTAGCAGCGCAAAAAAGGTGGGAAAGCAAAAAACATCCTACGCTAGAGTTAAAGAATGATACTCATAATGAGCTAGAAAAAGAAGAAAGTCCAGTTGTTGATGTTAATAAAGCAATTGAAGATATGCAAGCGCATGAACCAAGCAATGCTCAAGATATGCAAGCGCATGAACCAAGCAATGCTCAACCGATGCTAAAAGATGCAAAAGAAAAGAAAAGAAAAGAAAAGAAATTAAATGAAAAGAATAAATTGTATTTAGAGTTCGATAAATCGAACTACACACAACAACAGATTGAAAGCTTTGAAAAATTCAATCAATGGATAGATGCTGAAATACCAGAATTGCGGGAAATTGAAAAGCAATTGACTATTGACCAATTTTTAGAATACAAAATAAAAATTGATACCATCCCTTCTTATTACGCAAAATTTGTAGAAAAGCTTGAGTCACTAGCTAATAGGCCAAACTTATCCAAAAATTATATTAGTGTTCATTTAACAATTAAAAAATGGATGAAAAATGATTGAAGCCAAACTACAACCACATAGCAGCATCTACGAAGAAAGGATAATCGCCGCCATCGTACAGAATGCTCAGGTGTTCGATGACATAGGCGAGTATCTTACTCCCGAAAGCTTTTACAAGCCATTACATCAAGACGTGATAAAAGCTTGCTTTGAACTGCTAAGAAAGCGTGAAGCTATCAACTACTACACCATAGCTGAAAAGATTAGCAAGGACTTAGAAAACCAAAAAGAAAACTTTTTCTGGCTGAGTAGCCTAACATCTGGCTACGTAGCACCTAGAGAACTTGAGAGCTACATAGCAGCAGTGAAGGATATGCAGGTGAAAAGGGATTTAATCAAAGCATGTCACGAAACGATGGTAAGCTGCTACGAAAACGAAGCTACAAGCGATGATATTTTGCAAGGCCATGAAAGCGTAGTATTTGCTATTGCTAACCAGATTAAGACTAACCACTACCAACATATTGCCGATGGTGCAGTAACAGTGATACAAAAGGCGGATGAAGCACGAACCAACACAGCACCGATAACAGGGGTTGATACTGGGTACTTAGCACTTAACGATGCGACTAGCGGATGGCAAGCACCCGACTTAGTAATTTTGGCAGCAAGACCATCAGTCGGCAAAACAGCTTTTGCCCTTAACATTGCCTACAATGCGATGATAAGCTACTACAAGCCAATAGCAGTTGGTTACTTTAGCCTAGAGATGCCCACATGGCAGTTAGCTAAGAGGTTGATGGCAATTAGCGGTAAGTACACGATGACCGAGCTAAGCAAAGGACGTGGCACTACTAGCGAGGTATTATTGGAAGATGCTGAAAGGCTTAGTACCTTATCACTTTGGGTTGATGATACAGCAGGGTTGAACTTTTGGAGCTTGAAAAATAAAGCAAAGCGGATGGTACAGCGTGAAGGGGTAGGCATGATTATCATTGATTACCTCCAACTAGTAACAGGTGACAGACGTAGCAATGGTAACCGTGAGCAAGAAATTAGCGAAATTAGCCGTGGGTTAAAGCAGCTGGCAAAAGAATTGAACGTTCCTATCATTGCCCTTTCACAGTTGAGTCGTGACGTAGAAAAAAGAGGTGGCAGCAAAATACCACAGCTATCAGACTTGCGAGAGAGTGGAGCAATAGAACAAGATGCCGACATGGTTTGTTTTATCTACGGCCACAGCGATGAAGAAAAGTTGCAAAATGCCGACCTAGCTAACAAAAAGTATTTGAAGATTGCGAAGTATCGGAACGGTGAATTGAATAGTTTTGAGTTCGAAGCCGATGGCCAAAAACAAAAATGGCACTGTATTGGCTATCATAACGAAGTAAAGCAACTACCAACAACAAAAGGTTTTATCCATAATGACATTCCAAAGTTCTAAAGAATTTACCGCAAGTGAGTTAACAGCTTACGCTATTGAATACTACACAGCGTTAGGCTATCGGGTAAGGCGTGTTAACAACATTCCCGTAAGGGGCAGAAAAAACAACGTACAGAAAGGATGGCCAGATGTTCAAGGCTACACCAACAGCGGCAAGATTGTGCTTTGCGAGGTAAAAAAGAACGGCGACCGATTAAGCGAAGAACAAAAGCACCGATTGTTAGACTGCCATACTTGCGGTGGGATTGCCCAAATATGTTACCAAGATGGTAACCGAAAAGAAATAATCGATTTTCTCAAATACAAACAATAACAAAATGAACCGAATCACAGAGCAGCAAGCAATCAACGTGCTTAACTTCATCGGGCTAATGACCGTAGCCGATTACCTTTGCGAAACCTTTAAAGACACGAACTTTTACCGCCACGGTGTAAGGCACCATGCAAAGCAGCTACAAAAGCAACTCGAACCGATTATTGAGCGTGATTTGCAAAACCTATTCGACAAAGACACTGCCAATACTGCAGCATTCACCGAACAATGCCTTTTTATCGCTGAACGAATATTCACCCTACAGCCTGAAAAGTGGCAGTTAATCAACTTACTTTTGGAAGCTTTTGACTCAAATCAGATTTGGGCAGCTAAGTTAAAGGCTGTACTTATCGAATTTGAGCAGCAAACAGGCCAAAATTTGAAGATAAATGAAAAATAAGGTATTGTATAGCAAAATAAATTTGAAGCGAAATTTGAGCTTTATATTTCGAAAAATAGATTTTACTTGTTTATTCAAATATTCACTAAATTTGCAAACATGCGTTATATCTTAGTTTTTTTACTCTCAATACTAACCGTTTTAGCATTTAGCCAACCAGTTCAACGTAATACTAACGTAACAGCGATTGATGCTAAATTACGCATTGATAGTAGCGTTAGATTACCTTTAGATACCTTGCTAAGTGCTGATAGTGGCAGCCTTGCTTATCGTAATCAAAGGCTATGGGTGAAAGTTGGCACTATTGGCCGCCAATGGACAAGCGTGGTAGATAGTGCTTGGACGCTAAGAGGTAACACTACAGGCCGTTCAATTGATACTTTAGGCAAGCTAGATGCTGGGGTTATCGATTTTATCAACAATAACAGCCGTTGGCTACGTGTTTATAATTCTGGCCGTCAATGGTTCGGGGCTGGTACGCCATCAGATAGTATTGCATTTAATTTCTACGGCAACCACCGAATACAAGGCACTAGCACTATTTTAGCTAATTCACCTCGAATTTTATTGCAATCTCCAAATGATAGTTTAGGCCGTATTGATTTTAGCGAGATAGCAAGCACTTTTGGCACTTATCTTGAATATAACGGGGCTAACAACCGAATGAATTTTGGCCGAAGATTTGGTGGCAATGATGCTGTAGCATTTTACATCGAAAGCCAAAGTCTATTACCTTACATCATTGCTAACGAACGAATAGATTTGATAAATAGCGACACTATCCGACTTAACTTAATTGCTAATGGCGATAGAGTTGCTTCTATTCGCTTTGGCGACGGTGGTAATAATTTCGGCGGCTACATCATTAACAACGGTTCACAAAACCGCTTGATTTTTGGCTACAGGGTTGCTAACACAGATAACAACGCTTTCTTTATCAAGGAAAGCACGCCAACACAAGTAAATTTCAACAATGCTGTAATTATTGCGGATAGTACCGTAAATAACCGTAGGCTGTATGTTAACGGGACAGTAGGTATCAATAAAGATAGCTTGCCCATTCGCACTACTGAACAATGGTTTGTACAAGCAGACACTACAACCAACCAATTGGTACGTCAAAGAATTATCGCAGGTACAGCAGTATGGGAGGGTAGTGTAGTAAATGCTAACAGTACGATAGACATACCTTTTACCGTTAGTGGCGTAGCAGTAGGCGATGAAATAGCGTACTCCGTACCAACAGCGGTTCAAGTAGCTGGTTTAATGTACAATGTTTTTGTGAGCAATAGTAACGAAGTTACCGTAAGGGTAGCTAACGTTACTACTAGTAATATCACAATTACAACAGGTGTTTATAATTTTAATGTGAGAGTTTTTAAAAGGTAGGTTATGAGTCAAGTTGAACAGTTGCGAACGATAAACGCAAAAAAAGCGATGCTCGAAACATTGCCAAAAAATAGATTTAATATTAGTAAAACGTTAAGAGACTGCAATGTAGGCCGTGCTACTTTTTATCAATGGCTTGAGAATGATGAAGAATTTAAGTCGGCTGTATATTCTTTAAAGGAAGAAAAAACAGACATTGTAGAAGATGCGTTGATGAAAAAGATTGAAGACGGTGATACTACTTCAATCATCTTTTACCTCAAAACGCAAGCAAAGGATAGGGGCTATATTGAAAAAGTACAGACCGAACACAGCGGTGAAATAAACATGCCAAAAATAGAGCTGGTGTTACCAAGTGAGTAGAAAAACCATCCAAATAAAACCAACTGTAGTCTTTACAAGGCTTTACAAGGGTATCCAACAAGGATACCCTATTATCGTTAGTGAAGGCGGTAGTAGTAGCAGCAAGACATACAGCACATTGCAGCTACTTATCTACATTGCAGTAAATGAACCAAAGACACGCATAAGCATTGTATCGCATAGCCTCCCACACCTTAAAAGAGGTTGTATTCGTGACTTTACCAACATAATGAGGCAATGGGAGATATACAACGATGAACACTACTCCGCTACGAATTTTACTTACAATTTTATTAACGGTAGCTATATTGAATTTGTAGGGCTTGAAGATGAAGGTAAGGCAAGGGGGCCACGTAGAGATTACTTATTTGTAAATGAGGCTAACCTAATTAGTAAGCAGTTATTCGACCAGTTAGCGATGCGTACTGTTAAGACTAGTATCATTGACTTGAACCCTGCAGATTTCAATTGCTGGTGCTACGAGGTGGCCGATAACCCTAATAACTTAAAGATACATAGCACTTACCTAGATAATATACAAAACCTTAGCCAAAACCAGATAAACTACATAGAAGGGTACAAGTTACTGCCAGATGATTTTATGTGGAAGGTGTACGGGCTAGGCCAAAGAGGTGCAGCTAAAGAACTTATTTATACACACTGGAAGATAGTAGATGAATTGCCCAATAAAGGCGAGGTTATTTATGGCCTTGACTTTGGCTATACTGCACCTATGGCCATGACTAGAGTAGAATTGTACGATAATAGCGTGTATGTGGATGAAGTGCTGTATCGCAGCGGTATGACACTATCGGATTTAGGCGAGTATTTAAAAAGCCTTAACTTAGGTTCGTCACCTATTTATTGCGATAGTGCAGAGCCGAAAAGTATTGAAGAACTATACCGATATGGGTTCAATGTGCAAAAGTCCGATAAAGATGTATGGGCTGGTATTTTATCGGTGAAAAGCTACAATTTATTTGTAACTAAAAATAGTAGTAACTTGCAAAGAGAATTAGCAGGTTATAAGTGGCGTAAAGATAAAGATGATAATATACTAGAAGAACCTGTTAAGATAAACGACCACTTAACAGATAGCATGAGGTACGCCATACACAGCCATCTGAGCAAGCCAAAATTTGCATTTGATTACTTTACAATTGACTTATAATGAAGATACCTTTTTTAAATTGGGATATAAAGTTTGAACGCAAGGGGTTAACCACCGAGCAACAGTTGAGGCTACTCGAAGAAACGTTACAAGCACAGCTAAATGCTAGCAACCCTTTACGAATGGTGGCTAATGCTCAACCGATTTACGGTGCATTTGATAAGGCTAACCAAATTAACATAGGCTACGCAAGCAACGCAGGCATATACAGCGTACAAAGGTTAATTGCTAAGACAGCAGCTATGATACCGATGTGTGCCTACGAGATTAAGGATGAAAAAGCAGCAAGACAGTTGAAAAGCCTTGCGTTGAATAACTATTCAGATAACTACGCTGAAGATTGGCATAAGTTGAGCAAAAAGGCATATGAGTTAGTGCCCGAAAGTGAGTTGCAGACTTTCGTTGATAATATCAACCCTAATTTAGACACGCAAGAATTTTTTACGGGTGTATATGTGTACAAGCTATCAACAGGTAATAGCCTAATGTATAAGGCTAAAGACTTGAATGATAAGCTGTGGGCATTGTACCACTTGCCGCCAGAGTATACAAGTATAGTAGCTACTACGAATGTTTACCCTAAAGTTATTTTGGGCTATGAATACAATTTGAACGGCTTGCGTGAGTTTACGCTAGATGAAATTATACACTTGCGATATTTCAACCCTAAATTCACTAGCAACGGGGATGAGCTGTGGGGTTTGTCGCCCGTGCAAGTGCTGATGAAGGAAATCACACAAGATAATGAAGCTGCTAACAGTCAAGTGGCACAATTCCAGAATGGTGGACCCGCTGCTTTTGTTGGTAACAAAGGTATCACAGCAGACCAAGCAGGCGTTGAGTTGATGGGTAAGATTAAAGAGAAATGGGATGCCGAAGCAGCTGGCAGCAAGAATAGGGGTAAGTTTAAGTTAGTGCCAGGCGAGCCAGTTGTGGCAAGGGTTGGACTTTCGCCCGTTGACCTTGATATTTTAGAAGGTAGAAGATTTACTTTGAGCCAATATTGCAACGTGTTTGGGATTTCCGACATACTGCTTAATAACAACGAAGCAAGCACCGAAAGCAACGTTAAAGAGCAGATCAAACGCCTTTACACTAATGCAGCATTACCAGAGGCTTACAGTTTACGCAACCAATTGAATAAGCACGCAGCACCGCAATTTAAGAGCAAGTATAAAACAGTCCTAGACGTTGATATTACTGCTATCCCAGAGTTACAGGCCGATATGCTAAAGACGGCACAAGCGTTGGCCGCAAGTCCTATGGTTTCGCTAAAAGACGTATCAGAAAGGCTTAATATAACAATAAACGATTTACCTGATGAACTAGTAAATAAAGTGTACATCAAACAAGGCTACTTGCCGATTGAAGATGCTGGCCTTATTGATATGCCTAATGATGTGCTAGGTAACAACATGCAACTATGACACCCGAAGAAATAGCAATAAGGGCTATACCACATAAGGCAAGCGATTGCAGCCTTATAAAAGCTCAAAAAGAATATACCCGCCAACAACTAATAAAATGGATTTATGACTACGCAAGAAGCTGCCAGACACCAACAGAAATACAACGTACTGATTCGCAAGGTAGCGAGAAAGCACAGGGCAGCGATTAGGGATATTCTGCAAGGCGACATGAATAAGGCCGCTAACTTAGTTGCAGCGGGTAGAGTTAGCGAGGTTGGTATTATGCCGTTATCAACCGCTGAGATGGCACAAGCATTGAAGCAGGTGTATATCGAAGCTGGAACACAATGGGGCTGGTATTGGTTTAAAAGATTTAAGACGGCCAAAAGTATAGATATTGAGTTCTACAATGATTTGGTGACGTTTATAGAGCAATATTTCCAAAGCAACTTATTAACCGAAGCAGTGTTGCCTATTGATAACTATACAAGGCAAATTATACAGCAGATTATTACTAGGGGCATACAGAATGGCGATGGTTATATAAAGATTGCTGAAAGGCTAAGAGATGCTCAAATACCACGCATAAGAGCGGAGCGGATAGTACGTACCGAAACTGCTAAAGCTGCTAATGTAGGGGCTGTACAGGGTGCTAAAAAGAGCGGGTTAGTAATGGACAAAGTTTGGATTTCAGCACAAGATAATAGGACACGTAGAATACCCCGTGACAAAACAGACCACTTACACATGAATGGTGTAACGGTTGCTATGGATGAACCTTTTATTGTAAGTGGTGAGCCTATGATGCAGCCAGCACAGCCTAAAGCTAGTGCCGCTAATGTTATTAATTGTAGGTGTACCGTAGGCTTTGAGCCACGTAGAGATGCTAACGGTAGATTGATTAGAACCGAGCAATTGCCGTATGTGCAGTTACCTTAGTTGGCTATAAATTCATATTCATTAGTTTCTTTTTTAGCATCATTAATGCCTATTTTGAAACCAATCTTAAAGCCATTGTAAACACCGATAATATAGCATACTAGTGCTACTATTATAATAATTAAAATGTAAGTTAGGTGTAGGTGTATCATTTCTTTTCGATTTTCATTCGTTGTTGATAAGGAGCGTTCATAGCGGCAAAGTAGCGTTGTGTGTACTCCCGTAACGCTTGCCTTACAATATAACCTAGACTTCTATCTTCTAGGTGGCAGATACGTAGTGCATCTTCCTTCGTATCTAGCAGCCTTATGCTATCTGGTTTATTGTTTTTATCCATGATTACAAATGTAGTACAAAGTAATTGTTTTTGCAATAGCTTTTTATTACGTGCGAACTTTGGGATATGCGCCAACTTGAATACAAGTCTTACTCCACAACAGAGCATAATATCATTACCGACGTAGATGTGAAAGGCGGTAAAGTTGTTGGCTATTTTAGTGTTTTTAATGTTTTAGATTCCGATGGCGATGTGGTTTTAAAAGGTGCGTTTAAAAAGTCATTACAGGAAAATTACAGCCGAATTAAGCACCTATATCAACACAACCCTGTACTTATACTTAGCGGCACTAAAAAAGGTGCTTTAAAGGTGTATGAAGATGATTATGGTCTAAGGTTCGAGAGTGAAATAACGCCTACTAGCTATGGAAAAGATATGCTACTACTTTACGAAAGTGGGGCAATTGATGAACAAAGCACGGGCACAATAACAATAAAAGACGAAAAGAAAGGCGGTGTAAGATACATTAAGGAAAGCATGATATTTGAAGGTAGCACTGTTACATGGGGTTCTAATAAATATTCTTTAGGCGATAAAAAAAGCCTATTTGATGCTGAACATATCAACAACAGAATTTTAAAGTTTGAGAAGCTTTTAAAAGATGGCCGCTTTGAAAATGAAGACGTTTTCGAGGCAATTGATTATCACATTAAGCAATTACACACAGCACTAGCTACACAAGATACTAGCACTACTCAGCCGCTTAAAGAGGTAAGCACTGAGCCAGACTATAAAGACTTGAAGCTGGCACTATCATTATTTAACTTAAAAACTAATACATACTAATGGAAAATGAATTAGTATTAGAGGTGAAGTCAGCAGCACAAAAACTAGAAGCTGCTACCACCGAAATTAAAGCCGCTAATGAGCGAATCAAGGCAATTGAAGCCGTTGAAAATCAAGTTACAGAGCTAAAAAACGCCTTTGTAAAGGTTGACCAAGTAGAACGCAATGTGAACGAAATGCGTGAAACTTTGAAAAGTACAAGTCAATTGCTTAAAAAGCAAGACTTACAGAAAAAGTCTGTTAATGATTTAATTTTAGACGGTATCACTGAAAATTTCAGCGATATTCAGAAAGTTAGTAAAGGCAATAAGTTTTCAATGGAATTGAAAGCCGTTGCTGACATGACCTTTTCAAACAATTTCCCTACAGCCGATACTACTGTAGCCGATGTTCGCCCCGGCATTATCCAGCTACCTAGCCGCCGCTTGCACGTTCGCAGTTTGTTGACGGGCGGTAGTATGAGCAAGTCTACTTTTGATTTTATGAAAGAAAGTGGCGGCGAAGGCGATTTAGCAACAGTAGCTGAAGGTGCAGCAAAATCGCAATTCGACATTGATTTTACTGAGGCATCAGTACCAGCCCAATATATCGCAGGCTTTTTAGTTATGTCTAAAAAGATGCTTGATGATGTTGAGGGTATGCGTTCTTTCTTAAACTTCCGTTTAGTAGAAAAATACCTAAATGCCGAAGATGCTCAGATACTTTCTGGTAATGGCACAAGCCCTAACCTAAGAGGGTTGTTAACAGCTGCTACTAGTGCTACATCAACTGCAACTGCTGATATTGAGCAATTGATGGATGCAATCACGCAATTAGAAACAACTGAATACTATGCCAACGGTATCTTGTTAAATCCTGTGGATTATAACAATATTGCCAAAAATAAAGCGTCTGGCAGCGGTGAGTATGATTTACCATCTGTTGTACAAATGATTAACGGCCAGTTATTTGTGTATGGTGTACCTGTGTACAAATCTAACGCAATTGCGGCTGATACTTTCTTGGTTGGCGACTGGGTAAATGGTGCACAATTGTTAACTAGAGAAGCTCCACGTGTTGAGTTCTTCGAGCAAGATTCAACCAACGTTAGAAGCAACAAAATTACTGTTCGTATTGAAGGCCGTGTTGCCTTGCCTATCTACCACGATGGTGCTTTTGTGAAGGGTGACTTTGGTAATATCGCCTAATTTATAACTAAACAAGGCTAGGGCGTAATAACCCTAGCCTTACATAATATGGCCGAAAATAAAGTACTAGAAATCAATTATGGCACTGTTGCAGTAGAACCTTTGACGTTATCAGATGCAAAGGCTTATGCTCGTATAGATACTACAGCTGATGATACTGTAATCACTTCAATGATAAAGGCCGCAAGGCACATGCTTGAAGTGTATAGTAACGTTGGGTTTGCAAGGCGTGAAGTAGTGGCTGTAATTGACAATAGTAACGGTAATAGCGAGTTGCCACTAGGCATACACGGCGATATTGTGAGCGTTGTAAACGAGGCAGGTGATAGCGTTACAATTGCCACAAAAGGCAATCAATACATAACGCTTATTAGCCCTATGAGTGATTACTTAGTAGTTACATACGAAGCAGGCTATGAAGCTTTACCAGAGGTTTTTTTGAACGCACTAAAGGCACAAGTAGCGTGGATGTATGAACATAGAGGCGATGTATTAGAGCGTGAATTATGCCCACAAGCAAAAGCGTATTTAGCATCATATAGAAGGGTTTTTAACGAGTTCTTTTTGTAATGAAAATAGGCCAGTTAAATAGACGTATAACAGTTGAGCAACCTAGCAATATCAAAGATCAATATGGCGGGGTTACTAGTAATTACGCTGCTATTGGTAGCTATTGGGCTTATGTGAAGCCTGTTAGCAATAAGGCTTTGTTTCTGCAAGGGCAGAATATCGAAAGGAACACTTACGAGATTTATTTAAGGTACGTGCAAATACCTAATGGATCTTTGGTAAGCTACGAAGGGCGTAAAATGACAATCATTGGCGAACCACAAGAATTAAGCGAAGGCAATAGGCGGTTTATAAAATTGATAGCATCTGAAAATGGCTAAAGGTTTTGAGATAAAAGGCATTAGCGACTTGCTGAATAAGCTAGAAGATTTGTCTGTAGATGCTTTGCAAGAAATAGATGCTGAAATGAGTGCAACGGCCAATAGGATAGCAACGAAAGCAAAGCAAAATGCACCCGTTGACGTTGGTAATTTAAGGCAAACAATTAGCGTAGCAGATAAGCCTTTTGAGAAAGAAATTAAAGTCAATGCCAACTACGCTGCTTATGTTGAATTTGGTACAGGTGCGTTAGTAGATGTACCGCAAGGGTTAGAAGATTATGCGATACAATTTAAAGGCAAAGGAGTAAAGCAAGTGAATTTACCAGCACGACCTTATGTTTTCCCAGCAACGAAAACAGAAACAAAGGATTTAGAGAAAAGATTAAAAATAATTATCGAAAGTGAAGGACGTAAATAAGGAGATAAGAAAGCAGTATGTAGCAGCGTTAGAAACGCCGCTAGCTGTATTATCATGCCCTATTTACAACAAGCAGTTACCACATAATAGCACAGCTAGTTTATATGTGTTAATTCAGGTGCAACAGAATTTCGGTGACAATTCAATTACATGCAAAGGTGTTGAACATGCAATCACTTTGCAAGTAGTTAGCAAGCAACAGAATAATAACAGCGGGTTAAGTGTGGATGATGTGGCAAGTGTGATTTTGCAAACGATACACCCGCAAACTTTTAACACATTAGTAAGCAGCGATAGCGACTTACAAATAGTGTCGACAAATTTAGAACAAGATATAACGCTGGAAGGGTTGAATGATGGCGTTAGTCAAATAGTACAAAGAAACTTAACATTTACTCACAAAATATCAATTAAATAAAATGGCAGAACGTTACATTACGCCCAATACAATGCTACTCAAAGTAGATGTAGCAGGCGGCACAAGCTACGATACAGTTGTATGTTTAACAAGTGTATCTTTTAGCGGTAGTACTAATATTATCGATGCAAATAGTTTTTGCGGGGCTGATAAATTAGCAGGTATCGTTGATGCTGGCGAATGGAGCATTGAAGGTATTATTTTGCTAGACCCTGCAAGTGGTAAGATAAGTTTAAAGGGTTTGTACGATGCTTGGGTAGGGAAAGATATTGTTGGCTACGAAGTTTCGCCTAATGTGCCTGTAGCTGGTGATTTAAAAATCAGTGGTACTGCTTACATCAGTAATACAGACATTAATTTAGGCTTAGATGAAACTCAAAACTTTAGTATCACTTTAACCAACAAGGTTATCCCAACAATGACCGTACACGTATAATTTATGGTAGTTAAAATAAACATAGGCGGGCAAGAAAGGGGCTATTACTTTGGCATGTTAGCTATGCAGAAAATGAGTGAGCTAATTGCCAAAGATGAAAGCCACAGCATCTACGCACCTATTTACGCAGGGTTGTATAACTATGCCTTTGGCAATGGCACAGAACTTGAATTTACCTATTTTGATGTGATTCAATGGGTAGATGAAGTAATGACCGATGAAGATGCTTACAAGCCTATTTTAGAAGCCGTGAACAAAGCTATTGCTGAAAGTCAAGGGGCTAAAAAGGTGATTGATAAAGCCATTGCCGATGCTGACGATACAAAAAAAAAGAAGCTACATGGCAGAAAGTCCACGAGTTCGCCTTCGGCTGGTTAGGATTGAAGCCTAAAGAGTTCTACATGCTAACCCCTTATGAATATTCGTGTATTTGTAAGGGGTTTTCAGCTAAGAGGTTAGAAGATTACAAGTTAGCACGTATGCAAGCCTATTGGAGCTATGCAAGCTGCTTTGTTAACAGCAAGGATAAACCAAAGACAATGCAGCAATTCTGGCCGCTAGAAAGCGATAAGCAAGATGCTAAAAAAGAGCGGTTTACGTTCACTAAAGAGCAAGTAGAAGAAATATTTAAACGTCATAATATAAAGCCTAAACATAATGGCAACAATAGCTAGCTTAGAAGTACAGTTATCGGCGGATACTAAAAATATTATTGCTGGCCTTGAAAAAGCAACGCAGGAAGTAAAAGACTTTGCACAAGGGACAAAGGTGTCTTTGGCAAGTGCAAGGGCTTCATTTGATTTGCTTAAAAAGGCACAACAAAACGCTACTACTACAACCGAGTTAGTAAAGTACAATAGAGCTATAACAGAGCTAACAGAGGCACAAAAAGGACTTGCAAATGCAGGTTTAAATTATAGCAACGCAGCTAACAAAGTGCAATTCACGCAGCAATCTTTTAACCAAGTATTGCGTGAAGCACCAGCGTTTGCTTTCAGCTTTCAAACAGGGTTGCTAGGTATCAGTAACAACTTACCACAGCTAACAGATGCTTTTAAAGCAGCAAGGGCAGCAGGTGCAACTAATGTAGAGATATTTAAACAATTAGGTGCTTCGTTACTTAGCCCAATTAACTTGATAGGTATTGGTATTGCGTTACTGCCACAGCTTAGTAAAGCATTCGGCGAAACTAAAGACCGTGTACAAGAATATACCGAAGTAGTTAAAAAATTAAAGCTTGCACAAACTGATATAGCAGGCACTATTGACAAAGAAAGTTTCAGCCTTAAAACGTTGGTAGATATTGCTACTAATGCAGCATCTACAACTACCCAGCGTAAAAATGCGTTAGATAGCTTGCAGCAGTTGTACCCAAATTACTTTGGTAACTTGAACGCTGAAAAAAGCAGTATTGCAGACATTACAGCCGCCTATGAAAAGGCTAACAAGGCATTAGGCTTACGCATACAACAGCAAGTACTTGAAGGTGAATTGTTAGACTTGCGTAAAAAGCAACGTGAAGCCGAAAAGAGCGGCATTAGCGATAATGTTAGTTTCACCCAAAAAAGCGTGTTATTACTAGGTGCAATATTTAAAGATTTTAACCCATTCAAGCCATTTAGCAGCGGTGAAAAGGCTGCCAACACGTTTGCTGAAACCGTTGTAAAGACAGGCGCTAGGTTAAAGAATAACTTTATTGGCCAGTTATCTAACCAAGCCAACACATTAGAGGTTGAATTAACTAATGTTGCGAATCAGCTTACCAATATTGAAAAGGTCGATTTAAAAGGCATTAAAACGACTGAAGATGCACGTAAAAAAGCCGAAGCGGATAGAAAACGCAGGTTGAAAGAATTAGAAGATGAAGAAAGACGGAGGGCAAAAGCTTCTAAAGATTTTTTCGACAAATTAGATAAAGAACGTATTGCAAAAAACGACCCTATAAAAATAGGGTTAGCAGTACCGAGTGCCAATGTGTTAAATGCAGCAGCGGCTAATGTAGCTAACGCAACACAGTTTTTAAACACGCTTTCTTTTATCGAAAACATTAAGGGAGCGGTTGAAGATTATTTCAATTTTGTGCAAGAACGTGCAGCGTTAGCAAGGGCATTTATTACCGACTTTTTAACGCAACCTTTTAACGATTTTTTCAATACCATTATTGAAGGTAGCGGAAATGCTTTTGCGGCTTTTGGTAAGGCGTTGGCTGGAGTTATTAAGGAATTAGCAGTTGCAGTAGCAAGGGCAGCAGCGTTAGCGGTAATTATCAACGTAGTAACGGGCGGGAAAGCTGGGAAAATTGGGAGCTTATTTAAAAGCAACTTAGCAAGTGGCGGCGGTGCAGGTGCTTCCCTTGCGGCATTATTTGGGCAAGCTAGGCCATCTGCATCAGGTGGTGTATTTACTAGACCAACTAACACTTTATTGGGTGAGCAAGGCCCCGAAGCCGTTATCCCATTAAACAGATTTAACAGCCTTGCAGGTGGTTTGCCACAAGGTGGTGGGGGTAATCAGTTCATACCTATTTACCGTAATGGTGAGCTTTACTTACAGGTGATGCAAAGCAAGCGATTTGTAGACAGAAATGGTTAATTTTGATTAATGGCTTACATTGATAAATACATTATTCGTTTCAAAGGTTCACCTACTGACGGTGAGCCTTTGTACGATATTCGCATACAAGAAAAAGACTTTACAGGCGTAGCAAGGCAATTAGATGCTGGCAGTGCTGCATTTACTGTAAAGTACCAAAACGAAGGCGAAAACCCGACTGATTACGGCATTATAGCAAGTACGGCCACGCTATCAATATTTAACGATAAAAGCATACCTTTTAAACTTTTTTATTCTGATGATGATGAAAGGTATAAGGTAGTTGCATTATGCCAAACAACTAACGAAAAGCTTTATGAAGGCTACTTAGTACAAGATGATTGTAAAGAGCCTTTAGATGCAGCACCTTATGTGTATGAATTAGGGTTTAGCGATAATTTGGGGTTGATTAAAAACATACTTTTCCCTACGCCACAAACAGCAACGGAGCGGCTAACTTTATTGCAAATTATTGAAAAGTGTATCAATGCAACAGGGTTACAGCTACCCGTTATAAGCTGGGCAAATACCTTTGAGCAAAGGCATGAAAATAAAAGTACAAATATCTTTGCCGACCCGTTAGCACAAACTTACCTAGACTACTTTTTTACGCAAGAAAACAACGGTTCTAGGAATTGCTATGACATACTAAATGATATTCTGATAGGCTTGAAATTGCAGCTTAAACAAGTTGGTGGGGTTTGGCATATATTAGAACCTTTGGCTGATGTATCGTATCGTAGCGGAAGTAGTAGCAGTGCAGCACCTTGCGTATATTATACGTGGACTGCTAATAACGAATTGCAAGCTACCTTTAGCTACCAAGCAACGGGAGCACAAGCGATTATTAACGAGCCTAGACTAACGCAAAGGTTCATTGATGTAAATGCACAGCGTAGACTAGAGAGGCCGATAAAGAGCCTTAAAAGAACGTACAAGTACACACAGCAAGCAGGTATTTATGCTACCAATTTTGAAGTGGACGGGTTCTTAATTTCAGACTTTATATTCAACGGCGTAAGCACTAAAAAGTATTCGATACCACCATTTTGGGCACAGATAAATTACGGGAGCGGGGTGATAGGTGCAGAGGTAATAAAGAATAGAAGCGTATTAACGAATAAGCCGCTGGAAGAATCTTTGCTAATCAAACGTCAACAGCCAACAGGGAGCGGCCTTACATTGCGTTATTTTGGCGTAAGAACGAACGGTATTAAGGTAAGAAAAAACGATGAATTTAATTTTTCTTGCCTTGCTAAAACAGATGCTGGTGTAACGTTCCCATCCTTCCAAATGAACGTTATATTAGCACCTAATAGCGGTGGCAAGTTTTATAGGTTGGTAAGGTTTCAAAATAGCGGGCAGCCTGCTGGGTGGAGATTTAACCAGCTACTTACACCACCGAATTTGACATACCCGATAACTGCTAGCGGTTCGCCTATTTTAAACATAGATAACCCTACTAATATACCTAACTGTGTATTCAATAACGACGGGCAAGGATTTACTGAAGAATATACGCAGATTGATTTTGCAGCTATAAACGATAGTGCTGGCGGGGCTTTCTTGAAAGTACCCGAAGATGGACAGCTATTCTTTGAAATTTACGGCTTTAATGGCACAGGTGCAGGCATAGGCACGAACCAGCAACAAAACTGTTACATAAGTCAAGTTAAATTCGAATACACGCCTTTCGTAAATGGACGCAATGATTTAGACGGCCACGAACATTTAACTACTAGCAATAAAAACGCTAAGAGTACACATAGCTATGAGGTGAAGATAGATGATGCCCCTAGTAGTATTTTGCGTGGTTCTTTAACAGTTGCAGATGGGACAGTTACTAACCTATGGAGATTGCCTAACGACACAACGTTAGCACCTTTAGGCAAGTGCTTGAACGCACAAGAATTTAGGGCAAAGTACAAAGTACGCACTGTTATTGATGGCACTGTGGATGGCCTTATATACAACGGTAAGCATATCGATTTAACAAGAACAATATTAGTGTACGATGACACCGAAACAACAGGCGTAGTGAGATATTTTTGGATAGCATCTATTGAAAAAATAGACTACCGCAACGGCCAAATTACGTTAACTTTGTGGGAGTTGTACGATGAAAGCGATAGGGGTGCAATTGACATACCGAATAGTGAATACACATTCAATTATTTATATAAGTAATGGCTAAAGTACTAGGATATGACGGAGCATTATTGTTCTACTTTGGCGGCCAATGGTTGCCGATAAGCTGCTTACGTGCTGCTACTTTAGCAACAGAATTACAGTTAATAGAAATCAGCAATACACAAAGCGGAAAGTGGAGCGAGTTTAGAGGTAAAAGATTAAGTGCTAAGTTAGATTTTGATGGCCTTACTACCATAGATGAACCATTCACAGTAAGTGCCTTGCGTGCTTTGCAGTTCGATATTCAGCCAGTAAATATCATTATGCAAGTGGTTGATTTGCTAGGTAATAATGTTAGCTATCAATTTACAGCCATAGGCCAAAGCATTAGCGAAACAATATCACAAGCGGACGCAGGTACTTTTAACGCATCAATGCAAGTGACGGGTGGCATTACTTTATTATACAATTTTACACCAAGCGGAGGCAATATTATGAGGTTACAAGATAAAGCAAGCGGTGGCGAAACCCAATTTACTTTTACTACACTAATAGGCCGTACAGTAGTAAGCGTTGCGAGGGATGGGCAAGAGTACTATCTGGTTGGTGGGACTCCAAGCATCGATAAGGAAGCTCGTTTTGATTCAACTACAGGTACTATATTTTTCGACCAACCTTTCAATATTGGTGAACAATTAATCGTATTATATCAATAGCATTATGAAGCATATATTAGCATTTATCTTTACTTTATTTACGTTGGGGGCAATAGCACAACCGTGCGATACGGCTACTGTTAAAAGTGTGCGAAATATCACAAATAGAAGTGTAACGGTACAATGGAACGCAGTAACAGGTGCAGCAGGCTACACTGTTTGTATTACCAACCTTTCAGGGGCTTGCTTATTTACGCAAGTAGTAACAACAACTACCGTAACTTTTAACGGGCTTACGGCAAATACGGAGTACGGTGTAGAAATTGAAACCAATTGCAGCAACGGTGGTAATGCAACAACAGCATGGCAAGGGCTACGCTTTAGAACGCAAAGCACAACAGTTGCATATACACCCATGCTGAACGCTGGGTATCGTTTCTTACGTATAGCAACAGATAGCACCTTCCACGTACCATTAGGTGATACTTCGCTAAAGAACGGCCTACTACGTGCAGGGGCTATCATGGTTAACCAGACAGATAGCTTACTGTATTTATGGAACGGTGCAAAGTGGAGCAAGATTAGAGGCGACATAGAGCAAGATAGTAGCTATATATTAGCAGTTAACGGCGGTGATTTCGTGAATGATACAGTTTATGCTAACATTGCTTTAGATGGCATTAAACCAGAGGTTTATTACAATGGTATAGGCTTTTTAAAATTCCCTTCGCAATACGACACGTTAAGTACTGGCGGCGTGATTATTAAGATTCCTAATTTCAGAGTGAGTGCAGTAGATGAATTTAGGATATTAGTAGGGGGCTTTAGTACTGGCCCCGTTGCAGGTGGCGGCGGTGGTGGTACTGGTAGTGTTACAAGCGTTGGTATCACTTCTAGTACTTTAACCATAGTTAACAGCCCTATCACTAGCAGCGGGAATATTAACGTCAATTTGCCCAACACAGGCGTAACAGCAGGTAGTTATACATCGGCCAATATTACCGTAGATGCACAAGGTAGAGTTACAGCAGCGGCAAATGGTAGTGGCGGTATTGCAACTATCGACACGTTAGAGTATTCAACCAGAGCATGGCGACAAAAAGGCGATGACAGTGTAGCGGCATTAATAGCCCCACGTATAAGAGATAGTTTAAATTCAACGCATAGAGTAAGGGCAGCAGGTAGCGATGGCTTAGCCTTGCAAAATAGCAGTGGAACAACAGTTGCTACTTTTGGGGCTGCAAATACAACTAATGCAAGTGTGGCAGGTAATTTATTGGTAAATGGGTCGTTAGTTATTAGGGCAGCAGATACGGCCACAATGCTAACGCCTTACTTACGCAAAAGTGATACGGTTCCCCTTGACCGTAAGGCTATGTTTATTCGTGTGCCAACTGCTAACTATACGTTGCAATTAGGCGATGAAAGTGGGTTCATAAGGCTTAATTTATCAAGCAGTGGCACTCTAACGATACCGACCAATGCAAGTGTAGCATTTCCCATTGGGACAAAGGTAACTGTTACGCAGATGGGCACGGGGCAAATTACATTTACTCCTAGCGGTGGCGTAACGATGAATAGCCCTGACGGAGCTAATAGAAGTCGTGTAAGGTATTCCGCTGCAACGTTGATAAAGGTAGGCACTGATGAATGGACGTTAATGGGTGATATAATCTAATAAGATGAAATATTTTTTATACATATTATTACTTTTAAGCTTGCAATCATACGGGCAGATGGCTGGTGTGGTTGCAAGTCGGCAAAAGGTTGATAGGGATGCACACATAGCCTTAGTAGATAGTGGCGGCATGGCTGCAAGTGATACGCAAAAGCTATTCGTAGCCTACGAAGCCATTAAGCGAATGAAAGGCCATGCTCATCCGCTAGGTAGCGATGCAAGTATATGGGATAGTGGCCAGTTGATTAGACTTTACATTGGTGGTACAGCACAAGCACACGCTTTTAATTATAAGAACCCGACCTTATATAAAGCAACTTTTGTCGGTAGCCCTACGCATAATAATAGCGGGGTATCTTATAACATTACGACTCAATATGAGAATAGCAATTTCCCTTTGAATAATATCGGTGTGTATAACGCACAGATAAGCGTTGCTATGGGTAATCAACTGCCCGCAAGCGGCACTAACCGTTCTTTGTTTGGGTTTGCTAACTCAAACTATTTAATACGTATCATCCCACGCATAACAATTACTTCAGCACAAAGAACACTATACAACGGCTTTGACTTAACAACTACTAACTACGCCATGCCTGATACCAACACGGTTGCTATGTGGACTATGCGAGTTACATTTAACAACGCAACTACGCATAGGAGAACAGTGTTTAGAGATGCAACACAGCAAGCTAGTACTACAGCAACAACAGCGGCGATAGGGGCAGATAATTTTTTTGTATCGGCGTTAAATGACAATGGTACTGCTTCGCAATTTGCGGGTTCAACTATACAATTTCTTTACGCTGGTAAGCTGGTAAGCAGTATGAGTACTTTTAACGATATTGTGCAACGAATAAAAACAAGACTAGGGCGATGACAGATAATTATATCAAGCTAACGAGTGAGCAAGTAAGCCAATGGCAAGGCGTTGTGAAGGACGGCATAAAACAGTTCTTTGCAAGGCAGACGATACACGGTTATTATGTTTGTGCTGTGAATACCTTGAATGAATTTCCAGAGGCGTTTACTAATGAAGTTATTTATGTAGATTTGAGCATTGAAGATTTTATTAATACAGATATTTCGTAACCGATGGCAACCGAGAAAAGCAGCGTTATAAAAGACATTATTCTACCCTTATTTGGGGCATTAATAACAGTTAATACAAGTTATTTGGTGTATAAGATTAACCAAATAGATGAACTTACAACAAGGGTTAGTGTGATTGAGACTAAGCTGGAGTATATCGGTAACAAGCCAACGGCGGCATTATTTAAGCATGAAGATTTTTACACATTTAAACCAATAATTGAAGATGAAAAATAACTTGATCGTAGGCGTATTAGCCAACTTTTTAAAAGACAATCCAAAGTGGGCAAAGACATTGCAGTTAGTGTTAGCTGTGTTATTTGTAGGAGGTATCTTAGTAGAAGGCATCGACTTACCTGAATGGCTTGCAGCACTGCAAACGAATGTCGCTAAAGTAGTTCAGTTAGTAGGTATGGTTGTACTGCAGTACCCTAACGCAAAGCCTGATTATGAGTAATATAGAAGCCCCTAGAAAGGGGCTTCGCACTTCAAACAAAAACAAAAAACTATGAGAATCTACGAATCATGTCAGCGTTACAAATATAATGTATTATGAAACATGCTTTATTTATTATTGCTATTATTATTTTGTTTGGGTGTAAGTCTATTGAAAGAGCGAAGCAGAAAGTTCTAACGAATGCACAAGCCTTTGAAGATGTAGGCCGTAAGTATAAAGAATTGAACCCATGTGTTAACGACACTGTTTTCGATTTTATTCAAGGCGATACCTTTACAACTGAGGTTCACGATACTACATACATTCGTGAAGTAGATACTGATAGTATATACTTAAACAACACAGTTACAAAGGTTGTTACTAGAACAGTTACGAAGGTGGTAAAAGACACCGTTAAGGCTGTGGTAGAAGATAAAGAGCGTGTATCGTTTTTAACGGCCAAATTAGCCGAATTATCTACCAAGCAATATGCAACTAACGAAGGCAAGGCGAAGGCCGAAAAGAACGCAAAGAATTATTTAATTGCGTTAGTTATTAGCGTTTTACTTAATTTAGCGTTGTTCTTACTATTATTCAAGCGTAAATAGGCCACCTATGATAAAGGTAACTGCACACCAGCTAAGGCAATTATGGCCACGTATGAACCAATACAAGGCCGAAAAAACAGCCGATTTATTCAATGATAGTTGCAGACGCTACAACATAACTAGCTATGATGTTGTACATGAGTTTATGGCTAACCTTTTACATGAAAGTGGCGGCTTTACTATATTAGTTGAAAACCTTAATTATTCTACGCCACAGCGATTAGTTGCCGTGTGGCCTTCACGCTTTACAACAACTAGCGAAGCAGGCAAGCGAAATGCAGCATCATTTACTAATGAGCCGCAAAAGCTTGCTAATCTTGTGTACGGTGGCAGAATGGGCAATACATTACCTAACGATGGTTGGACTTTTAGAGGAGGTGGATATGCGCAATTAACAGGCCGTGATGCTTACACATTATACACCCAGCACGTTAACATAGGCCGTACTGAAAGGCTTACAATACAGCAGGTTGCTAATCTTGTGCAGACTGATGAAGTATATGCTATGGACAGTGCTTTTTGGTTTTTCTGCATATTCAAAAATTTAGAACAATTAGCAATACAAGATAATTTTAGAGAGCTGGTAAGACGTTGGAATGGCGGATGGGTAGGTATGGAAGATAGGGTAAGACTTTACAACCTATGCCAACAAATACTTAAATAACTTTATGCCAAAATACCAAATAAAAAAGCACAACAACACATTAGTTGAGGTTGCTGTGCATCTTGCTAAAGGCGAAAATCGGTTCGGGTTTTTTCATTCGCCAGACCATCATTGGGACAACCCAAAATGCGACCGTAGCCTACTTAAAAGGGACTTAGAAAAGGCCATCGAAGATAATTACCTTATTATAATGCCAGGCGATACTTTTTGCTTAATGCAGGGTAAAGGCGATAGGCGTGGTTCAAAAGCTGATGTAAGAGAAGAACATAATAAAAATAACTACCTACAAGCAGTTACAAAGACGGCTATTGAATGGTACAAGCCGTATGCCCACCAAATGATTATCGGGCAAGGCAACCACGAAAGCGGCGTACTAAATAGGCTTGAATATGACATAATCGAAGCCTTTAGCGAAGGCGTTGGCTGTGTACACGCTGGTTATATGTTCTTTGTTGTGTTCAAAGTGTACGACCATGCTAATAGAATTAGGGCTATGTATAAAGTATTTTGCCATCATGGTAGCGGTGGCGGTGGTGCAGTAACTAGAGGCCAGATTGAACACAGCCGACAAATGATGTACGTAGATGCTGATGCCCTTAGTAGCGGCCATGTGCATGAGAAAAATATAGGTGAGGTTGCACGATGCTTTACGACTGACACGGCACAAGAAAACAAGGTTGTAATTAAACCAGTACTATTGTTAAGGGGCAGCACATATAAGCAAGAATTTACTGGCAGCGGCTATCATACGCAGAATGGCAGACCACCCAAACCATTAGGCGGGGTATTTGTCGATTGCCACCTGAAAGGAAGCGATGGTTATTTTACGATTGAAGCTCACCCACATTTTAGAACCACACCACAATATACGCTATGAGCTTAATAATAGATACCATTATAGCCGATTTAAAGGCGAGAGAATTAAAAGGGCTAGAAACATACGGGACAACCGTTGATAGGCCAGATTTAACGCTATTGGAATGGTTAAGGCATAGCTACGAAGAAAAGCTAGATGATTTGGTGTACATGCGAAAGGCTATTGATTTATTAGAACAGCAGACACCACATGAAGCCATTAACAGTGCTGCAACTGCATTAGCAAGCCTTGAGAGCATCGATGAAGCGTTGCATGGCAGTGACGTAAAAAAAGCCAAAAAGAAAGCAATTGAAGTTATTTGTAACGCACTTTTAAAGCTCAAGTAATTTCTTTTATTTTTCTGTAATCCAATAATGGCAAGGCTTTTAGCTAGTTACTCAATAGCTAGCTAAAAATATTTTTCAGAAAAGTGTAAAAATATTTTTTACATTCAAAAAAGCACCCTATCTTTGATTTATCAAACAAAAACAAATAGCCATGACTACTACTAAAGTTTACAACAGCTTCAACGACAAATTTGGTAACACTTACAGCTTTAACAACTACATGGATTTTGCAACATTTTGGTTTAACCTTAGCAGAAAAGTTGCTCAATCTTACTTCCCTGAAAATTTTAACGCTTTGCAAAAAGCTGCTGCTAATAGCAAAGAAGCAAGAACTAAAATGGTAACTAATTAATAATTAAACAGGGGTGCGACTGTAACGCACGTATTTATGAATGGTTACACAATTCAATTGCAACAAAGATTTATTAACAAGCTTCGCAGAATCCCAAACATTAAAAGCACTTGCGATGACATTGGCATAACACGGCCTACTTTTTACAATGCCATAAAAAAACGCAGATGTTCACAACGGGTTTACGAAGCACTAAAAAAAATCACATGCGAGCACTAATCATTTTTATCTTAATTATCGGGGCTATGAGCTACGCAGATAATGAGATGTACTTTGAAGCCATTGGCCTAATGGTTATATGCTTCATCTTTGGCACAATTTTACATTCAAACGAAAAACAAAAACATGTCAACAAAACTACTCGCCGAAATTCAATCGGCAATTAAAGCCCCGAAAAGCCAGTATAACAGCTTTGGCAAGTATCACTACCGCAACGCTGAAGACATACTAGAAGCTGCTAAAAAAGTTTTGTTAGAATACGAAGCGGCACTATTAATAAATGATGAAGTAGTAGAGGTAGGCGGCAGAATTTACATAAAGGCCACAGCTACCTTACATTTGCCCGATGGGACATACACGGCCACAGCATTTGCCAGAGAAGAAGAAAGTAAGAAAGGTATGGATGGTTCGCAAGTGACAGGGGCAGCAAGTAGCTACGCACGTAAATACGCATTAAATGGCCTTTTTGCCATTGATGATACAAAAGATAGTGATAGTACCAATCAGCATGAGAAAGGCGAAAATGCGACTCAAATGCCAATAAAAACGCCTTTAATATTAGCCTGTGAAGCTATGGGAACGGCCAACAGCCTTGATGAAGTAAAGAAAATTTGGAGTGCAAATAAACCCTTTCAAACAAACGATAAATTTATAAAAGCAAAAGACAATGCAAAATCAAGAATTGAGCAACTTACAGCAGCAAGCGGAGCATCTAGCTAAAGAAACCGTTAAGCATTGTTTAAGCCTCATTAAGAATGATATCAACTACCGAGGCTACAACAACTACGAACTATGGCAATTTGCCAAAAAAGAAGCCCGTAAGGAGCTGCAAAAGCATTACTGGGAACTTGACCCAAGCGAACGCAATTACAAAACACAAGCTTCACTTTATTATGAAAGTGTTGAAGCGTTAAAAAATATTTAACATGAGTAAAGATAAAATACTACGAGATGCAATTAAAACATTTGGTGTTGATAGCCAAATTGATATGGCCATTGAAGAAATGTCAGAGCTAACAAAGGCACTCTTAAAAATGCGTAGAATTAGCAATGGGCATGCAACGGTAAGCGAAAAATTCACACAATCGAAAACAGCATTTTTCGATATTAGCGAAGAGATGGCCGATGTAAAAATTATGATGCAACAGCTAGAGATGATTTTTGCAAATACCGATGAGGTCTTGGAACTCGAAAAACAGAAAATAGAACGCTTACAACAAAAACTAAATCTTTATGTGGATTGATGCAACTGAGGCACGAACTAACGTGCCATACGAAGTAAAAGACGCTAATGGCAAGATTTGGGGCTACGCTATCAAATACCGTGACGGTAAATGGATGGCCGATAATGGCATGACTAACGAATTTATTAACGTAGTAGCCGTGTGGGAGGGCGAACCATTAACTGATACTGCTAAGTGGCAATATTGGGCAAGTAACGAAGAATATTTAACCTCAAAAGAAAGCGACAATGATAACGATGTGGGCTACCTGTACCATTAAGAATTGGGTGTACCGTAGTGAGTACGCTGTAAAAGGGGATGTGTTAGAGTTCCTAGGTAAGCATAACGATATGCTGCTAATGCGTAATGATGTTGGATTGAAATTCTACGCTCACCCACACGAAGTAAGTGCTACCTACGTTGAACCTGAGCCAAAAAAAGTTGAGCAACCGCTACCAACTAAAAAGAAAAGGCGTTAAATTTACCATTCAAACAAAACAAAAACAATGAGGCAATTAGCAAAGCACTTGAAAAAGAATGGCTATTTATATGAGCAAGTGCATGAAGAAAAAGGCATCGGCTATATTTACAAGCAAGTAGATGATAGCAATGGTAGAACAGTTGGTTACGAAGTTTTTAAGCATATTGAAAATACTAGATTTGATTGCGTAAGCTTTCCAAGCAATGAGGCCTTTGGTATCTGGGCGTTTTCAGTGCCTAATTTAGACCGTGCATTTTATCACCTTGAAAAATTCAAACAATGTCAGACCAGCACCTAATCGACTTTCTGTTAAAGGCAATCGAGCCTTTCGATAAAGAAAACGTTTTCTTAGCACCTAAAGATATTATCGAGCTAATTAATAACTATTTACAAATCACACGTAAAAATCAATCAAATGTCAATTAAAGTTTTCGCCTATGGTAATATAGGCAAGGATGCAGAAAAAGTAACTATCGGTGGTAAACCATTTTTAAAATTTCCTTTTGCAGTTTCTTTAGGCAAAGACAAAGACGGCAATAAGAAAACACTTTGGGTTAATATTTGCACTAGTAATGAAAATTTAGAGCGGTTTTTAAAGAAAGGACAATCGCTTAATATATGGGGCAGACCAGACCCAAAGGTGTATAAATCACAAGATGGCGAAGCTAAACTTGATTATACAATTTGGGCAAATGAAATATCACTAACTGGCAGCAGGCCGCAAGACCAGCAGCAGCCTAATAATAGCAGCCCTGTTGATGATAATACTGATTTGCCTTTTTAGTTTAATGTGCTGAAAGTAAGATAGCACTACTACTATTTTATTTTCAGCCAACGTTTCGACTTGCCGAAGTAGGGAAATCTATTAACGTCAATTTGAACAGCAAAATGTTATACAGCCAAATAGAATTACAAATGCCAATAGCGGATTCGTCAGTCCCTATTTTGGCAAACCATTTGTTACCTGCTGGCTTTCGTGTCTTAGTCGCTTGTGAAGAAAGTCAAACGGTTTGTAAAGCATTTAGAGCTTTAGGTGTAGAAGCCTTTAGTTGCGATATTCAAGAATGTAGTGGCGGCTATCCACAATGGCATATACAAGGTGATGCAATTAAAGAAGCGTATAGTGGTAAATATGATTTAATGATTGCTCACCCACCTTGTACTTATTTAAGTAAAGCAGGTGCAAGATGGCTTTACAAAGGTGGTAAATTAAATGCTGAAAGGTATGAATTAGGATTACAAGGTAAAGCCTTTTTTGAAGCAATGTTGAATGCCCCAATAAAGCATATAGCCGTTGAAAATCCAACACCAATGAAAATATTTAATTTGCCAAAACATAGCCAAAGAATAGAGCCATACGCTTTTGGGCATAAGTTTAGCAAACGCACCTTGCTTTGGTTAAAAAATTTACCATTATTAACGGCAACAAAATTTGAAACTAATTATGTACCTTATTTGCCTTCAAATACTGGTGGTAAAAAACGAGGGCAAAAAGCAACACCAAAAAGTATTAGTCAAAAAGAAAGTTCTAAAACATTTGAAGGTGTCGCAAATGCAATGGCTGCTCAATGGTTGAACGCTGTCGCAGCTTGCAGGTAACGTTCAGAAATTGCCGTCAGGTACGGCATAGTAGTACCTAAGTTTAATTAACAATCAAAAGCAAAATAGATATGCAAAAGTTCAAATTACATTCATCATCCGTACTTGCGGCAATTTTATTGTTAGCGGCTGTTATGTCAAGCTGCAACAACGAAAAGTATCCAAAGTATTCACTAATAACTATTCAGTATGTTCCTGATAGTTTGAAGGCTGAACACAGAAAATTTATAACTGAAACCGTAAGGGCTGCAAGTCAGCACATGACTGGGGGAGATTACGAAGACGTTGATGAAACTATTAAACAAGCTGAAAGAACAGCAGATAATGTTTTTTCTGTCAGCGTTATTGGGCTGGAAAAACAGATTGATGACAATTACTGGAATAACTTAAAATTGCTACCAAACCAGTTTACCCCTTATGAAAAGAGGGCGTTTGATAGTCTGATTAATAGCCGCTAACGTTCGTGCATTGTTGCAGGATGGGTATTTGGAATACTAATGTTGAGCAGCGAACTGTCTGCCCATATTGCAACAATGCTTTGTTAGCGGTAGTTGTTTTTATAAACCATAAAAAATAACCAAAATGGAAATTGAATTAGAATTTTTAGATGCACTTTACAGAGGTAAAGTTGAAGCACAAATTAAGTTAGAAAAATTGGAAGAAAGGTCTGATGACGTATTGCCTGCTGACGAGGCTGATAGAATTATTGAGTTGCGAAAATTAGCAATAGAAGCACAGCAGACAATTGTCAATTTGTATAATAATTCTATTAAGCTGTACCTGTCTACTCACAATTACCGCTAACGGAATGCAAATAAACGCAGAAGCAAAATGAAAGAGGAAATTTTAGACATAGCAAAAAAACTTTACCACAACCACTTAACGCCTGAATACGCAACAGACTTGCTTTTGCGTTTATTTGATGTTAGTGGGCTAAGCGAACAGTTAGTTTGCGATTATTGTGGCAAAGATAAAGTTGAAGGGTTAGACCATTGTGAATGTTATAACGGAACTACATGGGTAAAGAAAGCAAACTAATTGCCACTAACGTTAACTGCTTGCCGAAGGGCGGGCAATAGAAATCCGTAAACTTAATTAACAATTTAAAGTACAATATATGACTAAAGATGAAAACATGGGTGTCAGCCCGATTTTTGGCAAGCAAATGTTAGCTGCCGTCTTGAGGTTTTTAAACCCTTCCTACTCTTATTGTGAAAAATGTGGGATGCCTTGGAATCACTGCAAAAGCAAATCGGTGTACACAGATGAAAGAAGTGGCACTTTTGCAACTTGTCAAGAGTGTTGGGACAATTCGACTTTACAACAACTAAAGGAGTATTACACTAACGTATATCTAAAACAAAAAGCGTCAATAGCAGGAACTGAATATAAAATGGAACACTCGTTAGGGCATTTGCTTAGTTGTGTCGAACAGGAGTATGCTCGTACACATGGCTGCTAACGAACAGGTATTGCCCTGCTGTTGGGGCATTAAAAAACAACAGTTCAACCTTATTACTAAATTAAAATTAAAAATATGAAGCACAGCACTTTATCGTCAAGCCCCAATAGCGGCAATACTTTTGTTAGCGGCTGTTTTTTTGGTCAAGTAGATGAATTTGACCGACCCGTTAAGAAGTCAAAATACGAATACCCGTATAGTTACGATGGCTTTGTGATTTACCGAAATGGCAAGAATGAAGATGCTAACGGCACTATTTACAGCGATAGACTATTGCAATGGGATTATGAAAAAACAAGGTCGTTAATGAAAAAATATTTTGGCGAAAGTGGCGACTATTGGAATAGTAGAAGCTCTGAAAAAATACAGTCGTTTCTACAAGAGTGGACTGATGATAAGAAGTTAAAACTTGTCTTGGTTATGGAATACTGTAACGTGTCAAATGGTTATCCCGTCTGGCGGTTTGATTACGCAGGGTCTAAATAGCCGCTAACGAAACAGCATTGCTGTCAGTTGTGTCATTCCGAGTTCTGTCTGCTGGGTACTGTCAAGTTAAATATAATTACAAAAAGTTTAAAATAAATTCAAATGAACAACATTGAACGTCCAGCCGGTACTGCTGATGAAAATAGTACAATAGATGAAGCTAACAACGTCAAGCCAAAATTGCAGCAATGCAATGTTAGCGGAAGTACTTTTATTGTCAAAGTAGATGATACCTTTTGCGAATGGGAGTATGGTTTTACGATTGATAGAAGATGTATTGATGATTTTATAAAAGCTATTGAAAAAAGTATGGGCGTAAAAAGAGATTATGAAAGATTGTCAAGGGACTGTCTTTAGTATTTCCGCTAACGTTCGGGGCTTTGCGTAGTAGCCCTTAGTAAAAAATTAAAATTAACCACGACACTTGATAGGGCTATTACGCAAAACCCTTGTTATGTGCCGTTAAACTTAGAACGATGAACTTATTTCAAGATTACACAGCAGAGTTGTCAATGATTGATATTAACAATCCTGATTTTAAAAACACATCAAAAGTCCACGATTGGAGAAACTATGTTCCTTATGATTGGCAAAATAACTGGGAACAGTTTACAGAGCGTGAACGTCAAATTATTGCCGTTATGGCACAAAGTCAAGCCGATAAGGAGGAGTGGGATTAATGGCACATAACGTGCCGTATTTGTGCAGGATAGGCATGTTAAGTACAAAAGCTGAATAGTGTATTAGCTCAATAGATAACTGTCAGCCTGTATTGCACAAATACATTGTTGTAAGTAGCGGCGGTTAGTTAAATGATTTTTGATAACAATTATAAACTTTAAATTTTATGTCAAATATTATTGAAAGAATGCAAAAAAGCATTGATTATGCAATACAAGTAAATGGAAGCATGGATGATGTTTCTTGGGTGATGCAAGAAGGTATTTTGTTAAGCTATAATGAAGCTATTAAATTAATAAGGCTTTATCAATCAACAAAAGAAATTATGAAATGGTCAGCACATTTCCCACAAGCAATGAATAATGAACTTGTTTACCTAATGGAATCAATTAAGGAAATTGAAGAATGTCCTTTCTGATAGCCATTACTTACAACGTTTTGCGGCTTGTAGCTGAAAGGGATTGCAAGTACACAGTTTCAGCCTTGCACTACTGCTGATTAGAACAATAAATGACGATTGTAGCACGTCACCCCTTTTTGCTACAAACCGCTGTTATGTGCTGGGCGGTTTATCAGCACTAAATTTAATTTAAAACGAAATGAAAAGGTATCATTTAACATTTTTGCGTGACGGCAAATATGTAACTCAATTTGCAGAAGTAAGCTCATTGGAAGCATTTATGGCTATTGAAATTGAACTTGGCAGAGAAATACATTTATTGTATAGTAGAGAACTGTCTATTGATGAATGGGTACGCGTTAAAGAACTCGGATTGTAGCCTTGCACATAACGTTGGTGCATTAACGCCGCAAGGGTGTCGCCCCGTAGTGGCGGTAATGCAATGTTAGCGGTTGTTTTAGTCAAAACTATAAAAAAATAAAAAATGAAAATTATTCAAGAATTTAGAGACGGTTTGCAGCATGTCCAATGTGACGGCAACGATGGTAAATATTTAAAAAAGCGTTATCAAAAAATTGCCCCTGAAACCTTTGACTTACTTTGCAAATGGCTTTTAGAAAATAATGAAGTAATCGACCTTATTGATAAATATGACCCACAAAGCGGGTGGTATGGTACAGACTTTATGATAAGAGGTGCTAACCTAGCATTAAACGGGTATTGTCTTCACGATAAGAGCATTATTGCATTTGTAAATGGTGAGCAAAGAAAATTTTGGTATTCATTTTGGCATCCAAAATATGCAGAGGCTGAACAATGGGAAATTGCCAATAAAAAATAACCGCTAACGTTTAGGTATTGCTTTGCAGTAGCGGCATTACTTGACGCAGCTAAATTGAAATACTAAAGTACAATATTGTACAAATGCCCAATAGCGTTCCGTCACCCGCTATTGCAGCAATACACTTGTTGGCGGTTCGGTTTTATGTCAAACGATAAACAACACAAAATCAATTGTAACTCTTGTGGGCGAGAATTTGATATGAGAGATTTGTCACAAGTATTTGCACATGAAGAATGTAATGGAATACCTGTTGATTATACTAATCTTGAAAAAATAAATAGTTCGGCTCAAAAAATAGGTGAACCAATATTGCACATTTTAGGGCATGATGATGTCGGTTTAAACTGAACGCCAACGTTCTGTCAGCTTTGCGAAGGGCTGGTATTTGAAAAACCTTAGCTCACCCTATTACTAAAGTTAAATAGATTTATAAATGAAGAAACTTTATTTGTCAGCCAGCCTTTTGCAAAACTGCTTGTTACCTGCCGTTATTGTCAATACTAAAGAATGGGTTAACCATTGGTTTCAAAACATGGAAGGAGAACAGATAATTGTCAAAAAATATCCATATAGAACTTGCATTACAGGGACTATTGATAAATGCAGTTGTGCAGATTGTGTGATTGATAGAGCAGGTAAAAAAATGTATGATGCTTATGAAGTTGTTTCTGGTTACAAAAATATAGGGTCAATTATCCCTGAATGTTGTCTGTCTTTTAATGGCAGGTAACGGTTCGGGTATTGGCGATGCCCGCATAGTAGAAACTTTAAATTATAAACAAGCTGTCAAGCGGGTATTGCCAATACCTTGTTAGCAGCAGTAACGGTAAATTATATGGCACTTGATTTAGAAGAAATGAGCCGAAAGTTAGACGAGGCTTTGGCAAATATGACACAGGAAGAAATTGATAAATATTTTCCACCTGATACTCGTCCGAAAGGTTGGTTAAGTATTGAAGAATATTTGCCAATGATGTGTGCCATTGACATTATGCAAGGATATACACTATACAAGGTAAAAGACAAAGACGGCAATGAATTTGAAAGTGCCGTGTCTGACCATAATGTTTGGTATTATATGGCAAAAGACGCAGGGATTACTCACTGGTGGAACGGAGAGTAGTTATTGCTGCTAACGTGCTGTATTGCCGAAGGCAGGGCATAGCGATACAAACTCTAATAACTTACAAAAGATGATTTATGAATAATGTTGAAAATACAACTGTCAGCCCTGATTGTGGCAATACATTGTTACCTGCTGTTTATCATACGGTTGAAGATAAAAACATAACACTTACTCCGCTTAATTTAATTGGTAATTTTGGAGTATTTGATTTAGACCCTTGTGGTTTACAATGGCACAAAACAGCAAACAGAATCATTTCTTTGCCTAATGACGGATTGGTTGAAAAATGGGAGGGTAGAGTTTGGCTTAATCCGCCATACTCAAATCCGAAGCCGTTTATTAAAAAACTTGCTAAACACGGAAACGGTATTGCATTAGTGCTAAATTCTACCGATACAGATTGGTTTCAAGAATACGGATTGAAAAAAGCAAACGGAATGTATTTATTGAAAGGCAGACCAAAGTTTACAAGAATGGATATGTCGCCTGTATCAATAATGAGAGGTGTTGTTTTGTTTGCTTATGGTGAGCAGAATTGTCAAGCACTCAAAAATTGTCAATTAAAAGGTTACTATGTCGGACTTCAAAATGGCAGGTAACGCATAAATAACCGCCCTTCAAATAAAACGCAATGAAACCAAGCATCTTAGACCAACTACAGTACGAAAGTTCACGGCATGTTATCATTGACCGTGCACGTAACGAATACCC